CCAATGGCGCAAACCTTGGCATGATTCTTGCATAACATAAGTTTGGCATGATTTTTGCATGGGTGGGGGCCGTGTTTTACTATTATTAAATTTAAGGTACCCACTGGTACACAAAATAGGCTAAAATTAGGAAAATTAGGCACAAAATAAACACAAGTAACCGTTTGTTTTTACACGAGAAACACCACATGGGGCATTTAGTGAATAAATAGCTTGACTTTTATGTAGACTTATGTTATACTATTGGCATAACAAAGGGACAATATGTTATGACCCAAGAAATAAAAAAGAGAGGTCGTGGCAGACCCCCGAAGTCAGAAGTTGCTGCTGTAAAACCAGGGAACAAAGGTAAAGTAGGCAGACCAAAGGGTGACGCTGCTATCATCAACGACTACAAAGCTCGTATGTTGGCTTCACCAAAGTCCAGGAAAGTCTTAGAAACTATCTTTGACGCTGCCCTTGACAACGACCATAAGAACCAAGCTGCTGCATGGAAGCTAGTGATGGACCGTGTGTTACCTGTGGGTGCTTTTGAACGTGAAGTGATAAAAGACGGAGGCAGAAGCTCTATACAGATTAACATAAGTGGTGTAGGGACTGTAGACATGAATGATCCAGAAGTCATAGAAGGAGAAGTCGTTGGGTAGGGACCTTAAGTTTTTTTCTGTAGAAGAATTTAACTGTCAAGAGACAGGTGAGAACAACATGGAAATTGACTTCTTAGCTAAACTTGACGAGCTAAGAGAAGTCTGTGCTTTTCCTTTTAAAGTAAACTCAGGGTACAGACACCCAACTAAACACCCAATAGAAGCCTCTAAAGAAGTCCCTGGTACTCATGCTCAGGGCATAGCAGCCGACATAAGTATTACTAACGGTGGTGACAGATACACCATTGTTCAAGAAGCAATGAAACTAGGATTCTCTGGTATTGGTGTGGCTAAAACTTTTGTACACCTTGATACAAGAGGTACTACTCCTGTAGTCTGGTTGTACTAACAAAATAAGGACAAACCCTGTGGGGATGTTAACAGATAATCAAAAACTAGCTTTAGAGTTAGGACTAGACTTAACTCCTGTTGTCGGGGACGCAAAGGCTTTACTATACGACACCCCTAAAAACCTAATGGAAGGAAACTATCTTGACGCTGGTTTAGCTGCTGCGTCTTCTATTCCCTTCTTAGGCGCACCTGCTGATGCAACAAGGGCTGCCAGGAAAGGAGCCGATTATTTACAAAACAAAGCGTCTCAAAAAACACAACGAAGTAACACAGTAAACACAGCAAAAAAAGCTTCTGATTACTTAGACACTTTGGGTGCTAAAGGTGAAGTTTTAGATTATGGGGCTGGACTAGGAAAAAATGCAAAAGCTATAAATGCAGACGACACTTTTGAACCTTTTCCACAAAAAGGCTTTAAGCCTACATTTGAAAAGCCCTCTGATGTTCCAGCAAACAAGTACGGTAAAATTATATCAACTAATGTTATTAACGTGCTTCCACCAAAACTCAGGGCAGAAGCTGTTTTAAACATAGGAAAAGCATTAAAACCACAAGGAAAAGCCCTTATTCAAACTTGGAGTGAAAGTGCAGCAAAGGCAGGATTAAAAAGCAAAACATCTACTCCAGCAAAAGAACCAAACGCTTATTATGCTAGTGACGGAAACTATCAAAAGGGCTTTAGTCCTAAAGAATTAAAAAGCTACGTCGAACAAGTTTTAGGAACAAGATATGACGTAGAAATTGTACCCAATAAAGTAAAACTAAGTGGTACAGGTGTGGTCGTTACTAAAAAGTAAAACCCTTAAGGAGAATTAGAATGGTACTTCCTGTTATCGGAGCCGCAGCCTCAACTATTGCAAGATTTGTTGCAAAAAAAGGCATACAAGAAGCTTTTAAAAAATATGGTAAAAAGGCTGTAAAGGAAGCAGGGAAAACTAACAAAGCAATAGATAACGCTTTAAATAGGATTCAAGGTGTTACTCCTAAAACACCAGGACGAGCATCTAAAAAAGCTGGAATTATAGTAGGTAAAAAACGAGTAAAAGCCGACAGAGTAACACAAAGGATAAAAGGCGGTGGTCTTGGTGTTGGAGGAACTTTAGCAGTTACTGAGCTAACAAAAGACAAACCTAAACCTAAAGCTAAAGCTAAAAACGGTAAAGACCCTAGAGTAAACCCTAAAGATTTTCCTACTTATAAAAAAACAAGCAAATCTGCTGTTTCTTTTAGAGAAGCCCAAAGAAAAGCAAAAAGAAATAAACAAAAAACTTTTACATGGGAAGGCAGAAGATACAACACAACTGAAAAATAGTGTCAAGTACAGAATTAAACATACAGCTACTGCCTTGGCAACAAGAGGTCTGGGAAGACACCTCTAGGTTTAAGATTGTTGCTGCTGGTAGACGTACAGGTAAGTCTAGGCTGGCTGCTTGGATGTTAATTGTAAATGCTTTACAGGCAGACAAAGGCCATGTGTTTTACGTAGCCCCAACACAAGGACAAGCCAGGGACATTATGTGGCAGACCTTGTTAGAGCTAGGACACCCAGTAATCTCAGGCAGTCATATAAACAACCTACAGATAAAACTGGTGAATGGCGCAACAATAAGTCTCAAAGGCGCAGACAGACCTGAGACAATGCGTGGTGTTAGCTTGAAGTTTCTTGTGTTGGACGAGTACGCAGACATGAAGCCTGACGTGTTTGAACAGATACTACGTCCTGCCTTAACTGACCAAAAAGGGTGTGCTATGTTTATCGGTACACCTATGGGACGTAATCATTTTTATGAATTGTACAAGTACGGAGAATTAGGAGAAGACGAAACCTACAAAACTTGGCACTTTACCTCATACGACAATCCGTTGTTAGACCCTGAAGAAATAAACATCGCCAAGAAATCTATGTCCAGCTATGCGTTTCGTCAGGAGTTCATGGCTTCCTTTGAAGCTCGTGGCTCCGAAATGTTCAAGGAAGAGTGGGTACGCTTTTCTGAAGATGAACCAGAAGGAGGAGACTACTACATTGCTGTTGACTTGGCAGGGTTTGAGGAAGTTAACAAGAAAAGAACAAAAAACACAAGACTGGACGACACGGCAATCGCTATTGTCAAGGTTAATACCGACGGTTGGTATATTGACAACGTTATTTATGGGAGATGGAGCCTTGACGAGACAGCAGCCAAAATATTTCAGGCAGTTAGAGACTACAGACCCGTTAGCTTGGGAATTGAAAAAGGAATTGCAAAGCAAGCTGTAATGTCTCCTCTAACGGACCTACAGAGGCGGTACGGTACGTTCTTTAGAGTCGAAGAACTAACCCACGGTAACAAGAAAAAGACTGACAGGGTAATGTGGGCGTTACAGGGACGTTTTGAAAACGGTTTTGTAACACTGAACAAAGGAGAGTGGAACTCTAGGTTCTTGGACCAGTTGTTTCAGTTTCCAGACCCACTAACACACGACGACTTAGTTGACGCTGTGGCCTACATAGATCAACTTGCAAACGTAGCGTATGACTATGACTACGAAATCGACAACCACGAAATACTAGACGTAGTAGCAGGATACTAAATATGAGTGAACTATACGAAGCAGACCCCTTAATGGCAGAAGAGTCTATTGAGGACTGGGTTATAACTAAATGTGAAGACTGGCGTGACCATTACGAGTCTAATTACTCCTACAGGTTTGACGAGTACTACAGGCTGTGGAGAGGCATCTGGGACCCAGCAGACAGTGACAGAGCCTCAGAACGCTCTAGGATTATCTCTCCTGCCCTACAGCAAGCAGTTGAGTCTAACGTAGCAGAGCTAGAAGAAGCTACCTTTGGACGTGGTAAATGGTTTGACGTATCAGACAACTTAGGAGACACTAACAGACAAGACGTGTTGTTCTTACGTAACAAACTTACCGAAGATTTTGAAGACTGTAAAGTCCGTAAAGCAGTTGCAGAATGTTTGATTAACGCTGCTGTATTTGGTACTGGTGTTGGTGAGATTGTTATTGAAGAAATGAAAGAGATGGCTCCTGCGACACAGCCCATCATGGGTGGTGATTTACAGGCTGTAGGGGTTAGTATGAGGGACAGAGTAAAAGTAAAACTTAAACCTGTCATGCCTCAGAACTTTCTTATTGACCCTGTAGCTACGTCTGTTGAAGACGCTATGGGTGTAGCGGTTGACGAGTTCGTAAGTCTACACCAAGTAGAACTACTGCAAGAACAAGGAGTCTACAAAGACGTTCTTGTAGGACCAGCAGCACCTGATACAGACTTAGAACCAGATCAAGACCTAACTATTTACCAAGACTACAAAGTACGTCTAACTAAGTACTACGGTTTAGTTCCACGTGAGCTTTTAGAAAGTGCTTTAGAAGATGAAGAAGAAGAATTAGTACAAGAAGAAGAAAAAACAAAGTCTAGGTACGTAGAAGCTGTTATAGTTGTTGCTAACGGTGGTGTGTTACTTAAAGCTGAAGCCAACCCTTATATGATGCAAGATCGTCCTGTAGTGGCCTTTCCTTGGGACGTAGTTCCTGGTAGGTTCTGGGGACGTGGGGTGTGTGAAAAAGGTTACAACTCTCAGAAAGCTTTGGACACAGAGTTACGAGCTAGGATTGACGCTCTAAGCCTAACAGTACATCCTATGTTAGCAGTAGACGCAACCAGACTCCCCAGAGGAGCAAAACCTGAGATACGTCCAGGTAAGATGATACTGACTAGCGGTGACCCTAGAGAGGTCCTACAGCCGTTTAACTTTGGGTCAGTCAATCAGATCACGTTTGCACAAGCGTCTGCGTTACAACAGATGGTTCAACAAGCAACAGGAGCCGTAGATTCAGCAGGTATCGCTGGTTCAGTAAATGGTGAAGCAACGGCAGCAGGTATTTCTATGTCGTTAGGCGCTATTATTAAACGACACAAGCGAACTCTAATTAACTTCCAGCAGTCTTTTCTGATACCTTTTGTCAAGAAAGCAGCCCACCGTTATATGCAGTTTGACCCTGAGAACTACCCTGTTTCTGACTACAAGTTTAACGCTAGTAGCACTTTGGGTATCATTGCTAGGGAGTACGAAGTAACACAGCTTGTACAGTTGTTACAGACAATGAAACAAGACTCACCTATGTACAGTACACTCGTACAGTCCATTGTGGACAATATGAACTTGTCTAACCGTGAAGAACTAATAGCAGCAATGCAACAAGCGGCACAACCTAGTCCTGAACAAGCACAGGCGGCTCAGGCTCTACAACAAGCACAACTAGCGTTCCAGCAGTCTCAGACAGAAGCTTTGTCGGCACAGGCTAAAGAGTCTTCTGCTAGGGCAGTTAAGTTAGCCGTAGAAGCTAACGCAGTACCACAGGAGCTAGAAATTGATCGTATAAACGCCATCACTAGAAACTTGAAAGAAGGTGATGCAGAAGACAAAGAGTTTGAGCGACGTATGAAAGTTGCAAACACTCTCCTTAAAAAACGAGAAATAGAAGGTAAAGAAAATGCTAACGGACAACGAACTACAGAGACTACTCAACCTAATAGACAAGAACTTAGAGGACAAATGGAAGCGCTTAGAAGCGTTGGAACAGAAACTCCTAGACCTAACCAAACCTAAACCTAAACAGAGTGTGAAAAAATAATGCCTAGAAGTAAAGACCCTAAATTAGCAAGGGCTGGTGTTAGTGGTTACAATAAACCCAAAAGGACACCTGGACACCCGACTAAAAAGTTTGTTGTGGTTGCTAAAGTTGGTGACAAAACTAAGACTATACGTTTTGGTGACGCTAACATGAGAATTAAAAAAGACCAACCAAAACGACGTAAATCATTCAGGGCTAGACATAAGTGCGACACTAGCCCACCCAGTAAACTCACGGCAAGGTACTGGTCTTGCAAAAAATGGTAGGAGGTGATCTTTGGCTAAAGGTGTTAACCATTACAAACGTGATGGTACGCTGTATACAGGTGCTACCCATAAAATGCCTAACGGTGACGTACACTCAGGTAAAACACATGGGAAAACTTCTGTGAAACTATTTCATTTAAGTGAACTATCTGCAAAAGCAAAGGAGAAAGCAATGAATTATGGTAGTAACTCCAATAAAACACGTCCAACCGCTAAGAAAAAGAAACCAGCAAGAAAGAAGAAAGGCAGAGG